CAAAAAATTCTTGTTTGATATCTTGTGTATACAAACTTTGTAAACTTCTGAAGTGAATACCTTTTGTGTTTTCATAAAACAAGTAATGTGGTGAACCCTCTTGTTCTGATACTGCTTCCCCGGCAAGTAATCTACACACATCAAAAGGTCTCATATTTGGCACTACCATGTTTCTATTGCCCACAGTTGGTTCTATGAATAATGGTCTAACTGTCTTAACTTCTTCTCTTAATACTTTCTCTGCGATATCACTAATCACCCCATCGTATGCCAAATTTGTTCTATGTCTCTCACTCCTCATAAAATCTTTTGTCATGACAGACAATTCTGTTAGGTTTGCAGTTTCACCCAACTCTTGTTTTGTACCCATTCGATATACTATTAGTGGACACTGTGTAAAATCAATAAACTCACCTCTACCATCAAGGCCAGGCGTTTTAATTTTAAGTGTAAGAAAATCGTGTCCAGTGACAGGCATATTTAAATCTAGTGCATTTGTATCTTGAATAAAAACACTTCCAGATAAAGACTTTTCAAAGAGACTCTCAAACAAATCTATCTGTACAACCAGTTTACCTATGTCTGTTTTATTACCACTTGCAGTGTGGATTACACACTCTTCTATTTTAAACTCACCAGCAAAATTGATACCAGCCATTATATTACACTCTCTTTGACTCTTTCTTTAAATTCATCTACAAAGTCTGGAACAAATCTTGGATTGAGTAATTTGATACTTCTCTTTTTGTCTTGTTCTCTTTCCTCATACTCTAGATTAGTTATTGCAGTTGCAGTTGGATATGTTGTTAAATCGTTTACTTCAATCTTAATTGTTGTATCACCAGAGGTTTGTGCTATTTCGTAATGATGTATACCACTTGGGTTTGTATACTTGTCATTTACATATGCTTGAAACTGTGGTTGTGACATTGGCCATTGATGATATCTATCTGTAACATTGTTTAGTAGTAGGATAATCCAGTGCAGTTCTGAGTCCTCATAGAATCTATCAGCAATAATCTCTGGTGTATCACCTTCTCTTACATCATAAGTATCAAACATCGCTGTGTTAGCAGATATCTTTGCTCTAACAGCAACTCTTCTTAGAAGATTTGTTACATCCTTGAGACTACCATCTTTATCATTCTTATATGGTATCACTGGAAAAGAATTAAAATACATCTATACTCCTATACGGCAAAACTCTCACCACAACCACATTGTGCAGTTGCATTTGGATTCACAACTTTTAAATATGAACCACCAAACTCTTGTACATAATCTACTGTACATCCTATTATAAACATATCTGCAAGTTTGTCAACAACCAATATGTCCTCAATCAAAGTTCCCTTATCTGTCTCATCTGTCATATCCCATTCATATTGAAATCCACTACATCCACCACCTAAAACACCCAGATAAGCGTATTTCTTCTGGTTCTTTTGTGTTGTAGTGGTTAAGTAATCTTTTGCACTATCTGTAATTGTAATCATTAGAAACCTTCGTGTACTCTCTCCCTAGTTATAAGTTCAAGTTCTCTAAAGTTCAATGTAATACTTGTCTCAACTGGTGGAGCCCCTTGTTCGTTTGCAGTAAATGTTTTGTATCTAGAACCACCTTGTGTTACATCTAATCCCTCTAACACACATGTGGATATTTTATGTAGGTAATCATTTTCTTTACCATTGTACATATACTCTATATCAAATGTATTAGGCATTATCATCTCACGACCATTTCTTACACCATCCTTAAACTCTGGCAACATGTTTGATTTAAATGCAAATATAATCTTTCTAATCTCATCTGCCTCTTGTGCATTTCTAGGTATCATCTTAAATGTATATGAAAATGCTCTTTTGTCTACACCCTTAAATGCAAGTTCCATCCTATCTGATGTGATGAATCCTTGGGCCATCTCAAACGCCTCAGTAGCACCTTCCATGCCAGGCAATGCACCTATGGCTGCTGTCATACCACCTCTAATCATTTCTTTGAATGCTTGTCCACCTCTATCTATTGCAGTTCTTATTGCACTCTCTGTTCCTCTACCTGCCATAATTGTAGAGTATACATCCATCGCGGCTGCTGTTCCTGCTCCGATAGGTGTATCTGTATATCCTGCCTTATATGATACTTGCACTTGTGGTGGCATGTATAGTGCAATCGCAGTGTCTAGTCTTGTTGTAGGTGGTCGTTTTAAGAATACAGTAGAACCACTTTTTCTATTTCCAATATGGTGTTTCTTTGGTGGTGCATTTTTACCTTGTCTTTTTGCGATAGGGTCATCTGGGTCTTTCTGAACATCAGCATGCACTTGTTTCTGTACTTCATTAGATTTCTTTGTATCTGTACCATCACCATTAGGTAACATCTCTTTGATATATGCTGGAATATTTCTAGTTGCCTGTTCTCTATCCATATTCGCTTGGCCAGACTCTGGTTGTCCAAACTTCAACCTTGCATTTTGTTGTTGGTTGATATAGAAAATCATATAGTGTCCATGATTACCAAGCCCAGGCGCTGCTGTAACATCTATTGGAAATGCATATAGGTTAGGTGACTTTGCCCTACGATTAAGTCCAGCAAAATCTGAAGAATCACCACCCCTACCAGATATAATTCCAGCAAGGCCTGGCAGATTACCAGATACCTTTCTTAAAGTTTTTCTTACAGTTGATACTGCTCTTTGAGCGTTTACATCTATGGCCATATTGTTTCCTAAATAATCCTAAAGGTACAACTATTTATAATGACTTATAAGGGCAAATACAAACTAAAAAATCCCAAAAAATATATCGGTAATCCTATGAATGTGATTTATCGTTCTTCGTGGGAGCTTAGATTTATGGTGTATGCAGATAACAGTGACAATATTATAGAGTGGGGAAGTGAAGAACATATCATTCCTTACATATCTCCGTGGGATAATAGAAAACATAGATACTTTCCAGACTTCTATGTAAAAGTAAGACAAAAAGATGGTGGTATAAAAAAGTTCTTGATAGAGGTAAAACCTAAAAACCAGTGTAAACCACCCCCCAGAAACCCATCCAGAAAAACTAAGGCGTGGTATAATAAAGTAAGAACATGGGGCATCAATCAGGCAAAATGGAAGATGGCAGAAGAGTATTGTTTAGATAGACAGTGGGAATTTAAAATTCTTACTGAGGATCATCTTGGGATTAAGTATAAATAATAGTATGGCAGTTCCTAGCAAATATATTCAATCAGTTTTAGACGCCGCAAAAGGCCGTCCTAAATCTACAGATTGGTTTAGAGAAAAAATAAGAGAGTTTGGTACACCTAAAACACTGGACTTGATTAGGGATGGTAAGAGGTCAACTACACCACATTTCGGTAGATTAAATATGTTTGTCTACTCGCCAAGAGATGCAAAGAAATTACCTTACTACGATACATTCCCTTTGGTGTTACCTCTGGAAAGATACAACGATGGATTTCTAGGTATCAACTTTCACTATTTACCTATACCACTAAGAATGAGATTACTTGATAGGATAGTTGACTTTAGTAGTAACACACAGTTTGATGAAAACACAGTGTTGAATGTAACTTATCAGAAAGTAAAATCTATAAGATTGGTTCGTCCTACTATACATAAATACTTAGCAGGATATACTAGAAGTCAATTTAGACGAATAGATGCAGATGAACTAACTGTCGCAACTTTACTGCCTGTGCAAAGATTTAAGAAAGCATCAGCAGATAAAGTCTGGTCAGATTCAAGGAAGATGGTATAATGAGTATCGCAAAAGATATACTAAGACAATTAGGTGTAGTCGGTGATGATATCGAAAGTGCAGCCGCTGGGTTTCGTAACGATGGTGTTGCACAACCTAATAAGTTTGAAGTAATATTATCTTGTCCTACTGGAACTAGAGGTTCACAAAGAGGTAGTGGAGCATCTCTAAATAACATCTTCTCTCTTCTTATGGGAAAAGTAAACAGTGATGGTACAGCAAGATCCACTGGACTTAGATGTTCACAAATCTCATTCCCTGGGCGAACTATGGATACTGAACCAGATACAAACATATACGGCCCAACTAGAGAGATAGTTCAAGGATACACATATCCAGAGATAACAGGCACTTTTCAATGCGGCCCAGATATGAAAGAAAAACAGTTATTTGAGTCTTGGCAAAGACTCTCATATAATCCACAGACTTGGTCTATTGGATACTACGATGATTATGTTGGTAGTGTTCAGATATACCAATTGGATGAAAGAGGTGCCAGAAGATATGGCATCGAATTGATAGAAGCGTTTCCAAAAGCAATTGCAGAACAAACATTGGACTACGCTCAAGAAAATGCTTTTCATACTATAGGTGTAACATTCTCTTATAGATATTGGAAGTCATTGAACTCAGAATCTTCTTTACCAGCACCATTAGAAGAAGCACTTGAAGCGATTGGTGTAGATCAAGTAAGAAGAACAACACTGAGAAATGTAGCTTTTAGTAAACGCCAAGATATTGGCGGTACTTAATATTATTATATAAGGATGAATAATTATGGCTTTACCCAAACTAAATGCACCCACCTATCAAATTACAATTCCAAGTACAGGCGTAACAACTCAGTATCGTCCATTTTTGGTCAAGGAACAAAAACATTTGATGATGGCGCAAGAATCAGAAGATTTAAATGAGATTGCAAATACTGTATCTACCTTAGTAGAAGCATGTACAAGTAATACTGTTGAGGCAAAATCCTCACCAGTATTTGATGTAGAGTATTTGTTTATGAAAATTAGAGCAAAGTCTGTCGGTGAGACAGCAAAAGTTATTGTAACTTGTCCAGACGATGAAAAAACAAAGGTGCCAGTTACAATACCACTTGATGAAGTTGAAGTACAAATGTTTGACGATCATACAAATGTTGTGAATGTCACTGATACAATTAAAATCGTTATGAGATATCCAACACTAAATGACTATGCCTCGTATCTAAAACAAAATGATTCAAAACATATCTTTGATATGATAAATCAATGTGTAGATGAAATACACTTTGATGAGAAAATCTATAAAAGAGTAGACATGACACAAAAGGATGTTGAAGAGTTTATAGATCAGATGAATACAGAACAGTTTCAGAAAGTGACACAGTTTTTTGAAACTATGCCTAGACTTAGACATGAAATAAAAGTGACTAATCCTAATACAAAAGTAGAGAGTGAGGTTATGTTGGAGGGCCTCCAGAGTTTTTTAGGGTAATCCTTTCGCATGATACACTAGAGAGTTATATGAAAATAAACTTCGCCATGATACAACATCATCACTGGAGTTTAGAAGAGATAGAAAATATGATGCCATGGGAAAGGGAAATATATGTAGGATTATTATCCAAGTGGATAAAAGAAGAAAATGAGAGAATGGAGAAGGAAAAACAGAGAAGAAAACAATAAATAGTTCAAAGAGAGGAACAATGATGGCACAGAAGAAACTAGAAAAGGGAAGTGAGTATGAACACCTTGATATAGATGGCGATGGTATTGTTACAGATGAAGAGCTTGATATGGATGAAAGAATGATGAGATTAGAGAATGAAGATAAAAGACAAGATGCACAAAGATACATGGCATGGTTTGCACTATGGGGTATGTTGTTATATCCCTCTTTAGTTGTAATTGCACTGTTAATAGGATTAGATCAAGCTGCAAAGATACTAGGTGATATGGCCGCAGTTTACTATGTCTCCGTAGCAGCGATTGTGGCCGCATACTTTGGTACACAAGCATTGAACAACAAGAATAATGGAGTCAAGAAATAATGGCTGACAAATTTGATCCACAGATTATTGCAGAACTCAAAAAACAAAATGAAGAATTAAAAGCAAGTCGTGAAGCACAAAAACAATCAGACATTGAAGCAAAAAAGTATAGTGCAGAACAAGTTGCAGAGATAAGAAAACTCGCATCCTCTAATAAAAAAGGTGTATCTAAAGCTGCAAAAGAACAAGCCCAGAATGATATAAAACAACTAGACAATCAGGCAAAACTTCTTGGTATATCAGCAGAAGAATTGACTGCTAGGCAAAGAGAAAAAGATGATATAGAAGCACAGAAACAAAAACTAGATGAGATGAAAGCTGCAATAGAAGCTGCTGGTGGTAATGCAGATGAGAATCTTGCACTACAGAGAGAACAGGCTTCTATCGCAAAACAAGAAGCAAGACTAGAAGCAAAAAATAAAGTAGGTATGGCTGGTAGAATGAAAGAGGAAGCGAAAGATAGGGCTGCATCTCTCAAGGCAACTCTTTCATCACTCACATCACTAGAGGGATTGAAAGATGGTCTAAAAGGACTTGGTGGTGGTGTAGTAGATATGGCGAAAAAGGGTGGTGGTGGATTGATGGATATGCTTAAAAAAGGTGCATTAGCACTTGCACTCCCAGCAATCTTTGCATTTGTAAACAGTAAATATTTCGATCAACTTAAAAACTTTATCATGGATAAGGCAGTTCCTGCTGTTATGGCACTTGTAGATGTATTTAAAACATATATCATTCCAGCACTTACAAGTGTTTTTAACTTCCTAATGAAAGAGATATATCCAATTATTGAAAAAGTGTTTATCGACACTTTCAAGAATATCAAAAATTTGTTTGGTGATATCAAGGGTGCATTTGACAAGTTTGCAAGTGGTGACTTCCTTGGTGGTATCTCAGATTTAATTCTTGGTATCGGTAAGTTTTTTAGGGGTATTATGGACACAGCAATAACTGCTATCTATAATGTAATTGCTTCAATCTTTGGACTAGAGAAATCAGATTCTATATTTGGTTCTATCAAAAATTTCTTTACAAGTGCATATGATTCAGTAGTTGGTTCTTTGAGTAAATTTGGAAACTTTATAAAAGACACAGTTATGTCTGGATTTAATAATATCAAAAAGTTTTTTGGTTCTATATTTAGTTTTGGTAAAGACATTGCTTCTAAAATCTTTTCTGGCGCCAACTTTCTTTTAGATTTTGTCAAAGAGAAGTTTCAAAATGTCATAGGTTTCTTCAAAGATTTATTTTCATTCAAGCCAGGCGATAGTTTTGCAACTAAGTTTATAGATATCATTTTGGCACCATATAACCTTGCAATCAATTTTATCAGAGATATCTTTGGGTTTGGTAAAGATGAACAAGGTAATGTTAAACCTTTTAGTCTTGGTAAATTTATCATGGGTATTGTTGATGATGTCATAGATTGGTTTGGTAGTTTCTTTGATTTTGACATAGGTGGTTTAATGTCTGGCGATGGGGATGCTATGAAATCAGTTCTGAGGGCGATGTT